CTGCTAATCTGACTGCTTCTTCTGCTGCTGCTGTTTTCCTATCTGCTTCTTGTGCTTTTTCTTTTGCATCTTCTGTTGCTAATCTGGCTGCTTCTGCTGCTAATCTGACTGCTTCTTCTGCTGCTAATCTGACTGCTTCTTTTTCTGCTAATCTGGCTGCTTCTTCTTCTGCTACTTTTGTTGCATCTTCTGCTTCTTCTTCTTCTGCTAATCTGGGTGCATCTTCTGCTGCTTTCTTTTTTACGGGTTTTGTTACTAGGTCGTTTAATACGTTTGTTCGTAATAATTTTTCTGCTGCTTTATCTGCTTTTTCTTGTGCTTCTGCTGTTTTCCTATCTGTTTCTGCTTTTTTTGCTTGTGTTGCTATTCGTTTTTTTTCGGATGTTGTTATTACTTGCTCTTTTAATAATGCGTTTTTTTGTGATATTACAGCTTTTCGCATTGTATTTTCTCTTGCTTTTTCTGCTGTATCTATTTTAATCGGTTTATCGACCATCTCTATTAGTGCGGGTTGTTTTTTTCTGCTATTCCTTCCGTTTTTTCTGGTCTTGCTATTGGATTGATATTTTTTTCTTCGGCTCACATTATTTGATTTAGGTACTGCTTCCAGTTTTTCCAGTTCTTCTTCCAGTTTTTTTTCGAGTTCTTGTAGCAGTTGAATGGGGTTTTTAATAACAGATGGTCCCGTATCAATACGGGGGTTCAAGAAATTATTAACGTTGCCAATCTTTTTTCGTAGCGCTCTAACTGTCTTTTTATGTTCAATAATTTTGTGATCCGTATCACTTATTTCAAGTAATTGTGAAGACATTTTTAAATATTTGGTATACACTATTGAAGATTATAATTCATACGGTAATATGGATAAAAATTGATTATAATGAATATGTAATGCACAATATAAAAAAGCAAGCATAAGCAGTAAAAATGAAACAAGCGAACAAACTATTGGTATTTGATGTGGAAACAACAGGATTGTTGCCAAAGAATGTAAAACTATCTCCTCTTAGTATTGGCGAATTCCCGCATATACTGCAATTCAGCTACTTGCTATATGACGTAGATAAAAACGATATTATACAAACAACGGATAATTACATCAAGGTGGATTCCAATGTTGTCATTAGTCCTAAAATCACGGAATTGACTGGAATCACACGTGAAAAATGCAATGATGGCATTAGCATTTTGAATGCGTTGAAGGAATTTTACGATTTATATTCGAGAAGTGATGTAATCGTGAGTCATAATATGAATTTCGATCGCGCAATGGTATTGGTCGAACTGTGCAGATATCGCGAAGCGATAACAAACACTATTCCGTATATATTCACTCTGTTTAATAAGTCACATATGGACAGATGCGAAATGGAAATGTATTGTACAATGGAACATGGCGTTAATGTGTGTAATATTATGGTTGAGTCGAAGACGAACCCTGGTAAACCGTACAAGAAATGGCCGCGTTTGATTGAATTGTATGAACATCTGTTTGATTATCGCCCCGAAAATCTGCACAATTCGTATATTGATAGTTTGTTGTGTCTGAGATGTTATTTGAAAATGGTGAAGGACATCGATAATCCCGAGTTTGATACCCTATTGCCTCGTGTGTAACTCAACACTATAAATGTATTGATTTTATAAAATTATAAAATGAATAGTTGAATTCCAGAGCAATCCCCGCTCAACGCTCACCGCTAACCCGAGCACATTTCACATACCTCGGGCTCATCATCCTTTATATTATTATTTTTTTTCTCTGGTTCAATGGTAAATTGCTGCGCATGATGAACCGCGCGGCGACGTAAATAATATATGCCCGTTTTCAATCCTTTCGACCAACTATAAAAATGCATGGATGTAAGATTATTATAGTTGGGATCTTCGAGCCATAGATTCAAACTTTGGCTTTGGCAAACGAACACACCTCTATCCGCTGCCATATCAATGACATGTTTCATTGGGATTTCCCAAACCGTTTTATATTTGTCTTTGATGTGTTGGGGGACATTTTCAATCTGCTGAATGCTGCCTTGGTTTGCGATAATATTATTTTTAATCGTTTCATTCCAAATGCCCAAATCGATGAGGTCCTTCATCATATATTTGTTTGCCACAATGAATTCGCCAGCGAGGGTGCGGCGATTGTAAATGTTACTCGTAATGGGTTCAATGCATTCATTGTTGCCCAAAATTTGTGAGGTGGATGCAGTGGGCATCGGTGCGAGCAGCAGTGCATTGCGCATGCCATATTTCTGAACATCGGTTTTAAGGCGTGTCCAGTCATAGGTTAATCGACTTTGGTCGAAATCTGTCCATAAATCGAATTGCAATAGACCTTGGGATGCCGGAGACCCGTCGAACGTTTCGTATGCTCCTACAAAGGGTGATTTTTTGCGAATCAAATCAATCATGATTGCCTTCTCTTCCTCTTGGAAAATGCTGCACGAAAGGTCGGGATCGTTGTCGTAATGTTCTTCAATGTATTTGAATCGCTCTCTCGCAATGTCACATGAACTTTCAACGGCTGCGTGATAGATTGTTTCGAAGATTTTGAAATTCACATTTTTCGCGTCGGTGCTTTCGAAAGGAATGTTCAATTTAAAAAAGACATCTGCGAGTCCTTGTACACCAATACCAATGGGACGATGACGCATATTACTTTTGCGTGTTTTCGGGGTGGGATAATAGTTTACATCAATGATTTTATCAAGATTACGGGTCACCACTTTCGCGACGCTGTGCAGTTTTTCGTAATTAAACACAGGATTATTGGAAGAATCGACTTCGATGAATGCGGGAAGACCGAGACTAGCCAAATTGCACACAGCGGTTTCATTCTCGTCACTGTATTCGGTAATTTCGGAGCATAAATTGGATGATTTAATAATCCCCACATTTTTTTGATTTGATTTACGGTTAACACTGTCTTTAAACAGAAGATAAGGAGTTCCTGTTTCCATTTGAGCATCCAATACTCTGAACCAAAGATCGCGTGCTTTGATTGTTTTCCTCCCCTTTCCTTCGGATTCGTATTTTTCATAGAGTGCATCGAACTCTTCGCTGTGTACGTCACTCAACCCAGGACATTCATCAGGACACATCATCGTCCAGTCCCCGCCAGATTTAATACGTTTCATGAAAAGATCGGGAATCCATAGTGCATAGAAAAGATCGCGCGCCTTCATTTCTTCGTCGCCGTGATTTTTGCGCATTTCCAAAAAATATTCAAGATCCGCATGCCATGGTTCTAAATAAATAGCGAAACTACCGTTTCTTTTTCCGCCACCATTATGCACGAGTCCATTCGTCAACAAATAATCATTTTGTTTTGTCATTTGCAGGTCATACAAAATACCTTTGTATGTAGTTGTGTTAATATCAGTAATGCGACTAAGTAAAAAATTACCATATTTAAAGAATTTGAAAAATTGTGTGTCGTCGTATTCGATATTAATTAATTCGCAAATCTCGCGCGTTTTGGGAATACGGAGACTATATGATACCAATTTGTTTGTAATCACGCCATGCTTAGTGGTATGTTCTTCACCAACACGGTCGCGAATATAACCACTCGTTAGAATACCAAGTTTCATGCAAATAAATCGTACGGATTCAATTAAATTTAATGAAGTGCTGTCAAAAACCAGTTCTTTTCCCTTAGACCCGTCAGTGTCAATTAATCCTTTTAAGATATATTTGCATTTATCAACTGGCAAATTCAACCATTTCGACTGGACCCGCTTACATCTGTTTTCATCATAACATTCGGCATATCTAAACGGTAAATGTATGCTTCGATTCCATCTAATTCTGGTAGTATTCTCGTGAATATCTACTTTAAAATCGACAACCCGTTCATTAAAATATTTTTCCATAAAATCACGTATATGATTTTTAGTTGTTGTATGCATTGATACATACCCCGAACTGTCCGTCGAATTAGACATACATCCGTCGCCTAATATAATACCATACATATAGCAATCATCGGCGGTGATCGAATCAATGTTTTTTTCATAATTAGGTATAGGATATACAATCATGTCATTGATGTCTAATTTACCCGCCTCGGTCCATTCAAATTGAACAAGTTTTTTGTCTATTCTGTTTTTAATAACTGTATAATTAACACCTTTTTGTTGTCCTTTGAGTATATATATAGGATGTTGAGGAGTAATGCGAAGAGGGTGTACAGAATGTGTATTATTAATTTCTAAAAATTCGCCATCATATGAATGTTCCAACACATCCCCAATAACTTCGGATATTCCATTCATATTAAATATACTTGTTTCACCAGCGACACAGTCTTGTATACATTTAGGTCCGTCTGTTGTATATATAATGGTTTCTGGATGGACACATTGGTCAACGTATTTGGCAGTGTTATTAAAAACGCGCAACATAGGTACAATGCCATTAGATACGCCATTTGTACCACGAATGTGACTACCCGATGCCCTTACATTGTGAATATGGAGACCAATACCGCCCGACCATTTCGAAATCAAAGCACAATCTTTGAGTGTGTTGTAAATGCCATCAATGCTGTCGTCTTCCATTGCAATCAGGTAGCACGAGCTGAGTTGGGGGTGAGGAGTACCTGCATTAAATAGAGTGGGTGTACCGTGTGTGAAATATTTTTGACTCATATACATGTAACTTTGTTTGACATTGTCGAGGTCTTTACCGTGAATGCCGATACTTACACGTAGCCACATGTGTTGGATGCGTTCAACAATGACGTCATTGATACGCATTAGGTAGGCGCGTTCGAGTGTTTTAAATCCAAAGTAGTCGATCAAATAGTCACGACTATACACAATTGTTTCATCCCAGAACTCTTTGTTTGCGTTAACAATATCAATAAACTCTTTTGTAACCATAGGAGAGTGTTTGTTGTGCTTATCTTTGAAATTATACAATTTATTCATGACAGTAGCGAATGATTGTTTGACGTTTTTCTGATGGTTGGATACAATGAGGTGACTCGCTAAAATGTTATATTCGGGACGAATCGAACACATGGATGCGCACTGTTCCGCCATTAGTTCGTCAATCTGGCGTGCCGTGATCCCGTCATATAGCTGATCAATAACTTTCATTCCCAACGATGTGTAGTTGATTTTGATATTTTCTTCATTGCCAATTTTCTTCACGCGATTCAAAATCTTATTGAACGAAACCACCTCTTTCGAACCATTGCGCTTCGTAACAAACATTTCCGCTTCGTCGTCTTTGAATGATGACATTATTACTATTAATAAAATATGTGGAAATATGTTTATATGTATTTACATATTTATTATGATTCAATAAAAAAATAATAATAATCCGAATAATTCCAATAACCAAATTATAGAATACACACTTTTACAGTTGAATCATTGTTGTCGGTGATGAGTGGTATGGTCTGGACGAGTTCACTTGGTGCGACATGACCAATTTTGGTTACCGCATCTGCATCTGCTGCTACCTCGACCTTTTTCTTTCTAGATTTTGGTCTACGATGTTCGTATCCAGACACACGTTCTTTGATAACAGTGTCCCAAATATCAGTAATAAGATGAATACCGCTGTTAAACCACGGTGTGTTACGTTTAACTAATACGCAAGACAATTCATGCAAATAATAATATGATTGTTTGATTAGAACACGGGTATCGGCGTGCAATTTCTGCGACGATTCAATCCATTGGTCGATGGATTCCTTGTCCATGTCTAGTGTAATGTCATAATAAACATAGAATGGTTTAAATTCGTCGTTATCGTGCTCCACTGAGGGTTTATTAATAAAATGCAAGATTACGCCTTTATATGATGCGTCTGTGGTGTTCTCGTAGAACATTTCTTCGGTTTCGTATTCTTTAAACCGTGTTTCTAGGAAATCGCAATATTCCAGTTTGCATGTTTCCATTTGAACTTGCATTTGAATCCAATATTCTTCTTTCGGAATACCAGTAATGTCCCTGTTCACGATATTCTTAATTTCCAACATGCGTCCATACAATGGACTATTTTTGTCGATATTAATTCCGTCAGGTGATGCGCCAATATATTCATAGTTTTCGTGCGTGATGCATCCGAAATCCCCGACTTTGGTTTTATATTTATCTTCGTAAACCATAACGCTTACGGGTTCATATTTGTTTCCCCATTCCATAGGTCCGCTATAACATTTGAAAGGGACAGAATTCACATTACATTTTTCAAAGATCAAACTATTGCGTGAGGCTTGTGATTTAAATACTTTCCATAAATTACTCGCGGTAATCATATTTTTACGTTTCGTGTACCATTCGTCACTTTTTTGGTCGGGTTGTGGCTTAGACTGTAAATATTGAACAATGCCTTCATTGATTTCATCAAGCGTATTAGTATTAGTACCAGACGCAACAACGTATTCGGGGATATCTCTACACATGAGAGCCGTTTGAATAAAGTCAGGATATTGATTCGAATACATATCGCCAAATGTTTGTTCCAGACAACCAATCATGTTTTTGATGTATTTGTGCGAATAATAATTAAATAACGAATCATCTAATTCCGCATTAATCGTCTCGTAAATGCATTCAATATCTTCATCGTGAATCGTTTCCTCGGTACTGTCACTAATATCATCGACATCCTCGTCGTAAATTGCATCCATAGTGGTTTTAATAGCTTTCATTGTAGTATATATTGAAATATATTTTTTAATATATACTCATTCAATTTTCACTCCCTTTTTTACACCTTCGGACAGTTCACTTGTCCTCGCCCACAACCGTTTCTGACGCAGTGTCTTTATCTGTTTTCTTTTTAGTTCTGTTCCGTTTCGGGGTTAAACTGGACAAAATACTTTTGTGTCCATCTCTACGGAGAGAAAAGTTATGATTCGAATTGTTATAATAAAGACCAGGGATATTCAGGATCTTCATATTGTCTTTATCATAATTCACATCAGCAATTTTGGTTAGACGATTTTGCGCAATGCAATTAATAAAATATTGTTTTAATGCGGGAACATCGCATTTATTGTCTGTACTGAACACATCAACAAATTCATTAAGTAGTTTAATTTTGATGTTTTTTTCCAATTTGTTCCATGGTTTATTAATATATGATTTCGTATCATTTTCCAATAATGTTTTAATATCTTCGTTGGTGTCGTTCTGTTCAAACATATTTATATCTATAATATATTTATATAGTTATATCTATACTATTAATATAAGTGTACTTATGGAAAATAGAGCCGTTGTAATAGAAAAACGAACAGTTGTAATAGAAAAGGTCAGAAAAAATAGAAAAATCACAACGCATAAATCATGGAAGAATGATATAGATTATGATAATGAAATGGACATAGTATCAAACATACAATCGGGTGTTAATGAAAATAGTACCTTGTTATTGCAGTTAATTAAGTATAAATTGCATTCTTATAAACACCAGGACAAGGCGAAAAAGAAGTATAATGAGGAGAAATTCATGGTAAGTGATAAGGTAATCGAATTGATGTCCGAGCAAAAGAATAAGTGTTATTATTGCAGTGAGAATGTGATTATATTCTATAAAAAGGTGCGCGAACCCAAACAATGGACATTGGAACGCATGAATAACGATTACGGACACAATGTGGATAATTGTGTGATCAGTTGTTTAAAATGCAATGTAACTAGGAAAACAATGTATCATGCGCGTTTCAAATTTACAAAGGAGCTGGAAATAGTAAAGATAAATTAATATGAGTATAAACGTATTTTTGTATTATATTTATACGCATGGAGGATATACAAAAAAAATTAGACAATTTCATCATAAATAATAGAATCCCTCATATCATATTTCACGGAACACATTATGTAAATAAACAAGAAATTGTGGATAAGTTCATCCAGAAAATTTACAATAATAAAGAACTGATAAAAGATAATGTGTTGATGATTGACTGTGCGTATGGTCGAGGTATAAAATTCATCCGTGAAGATTTGAAGTTTTTTGCCATGGCGAACATTCACTCAAAGAACAATAAATTGTTTAAATCCATCATTTTAAATAATGCGGACAGTTTGACGGTTGATGCTCAGTCCGCACTGCGGAGATGTATAGAGTTGTTTAGTAATACGACGCGTTTTTTTTTAATTGTTGAAAATAAATATAAACTATTGAATCCGATTCTGTCGCGTTTTTGCGAAATATATATCCCAGAAACGATAGTGAATGGAAAAATCATGAAAAACAACATATCGCACGGATTAGATGAGTTTGTTGAAAGCATTGATGAATGCATGGTGGATTTAATGAAAAACGATGAGCCGATAACACACATCGATTTATTAAACGTGAGTAATTTATTTTACGAAAATGGAATAAACTGTTTACATTTGATAGAGTGGTTTAAGGATAAGAGCAACATCGATTTATCCACTGTGTCAAATGTATGTTTATATTTCGATAAAGTCAAATCGGAATTTAGAAATGAAACATTGTTAATGTTGCACATTTTAAACTATTATTACTTTTCGTTCAAAAGTTGATATAAAAAAATAGAATTACTATATTTATATCATGGATGATTTTGTCATTTCAAATCTACACGAATCCAGAAATGAATGGTGCACGCGTCTAGTGTCCATTTTGAGCCCTTTGGTGATAGAAGGATTTAAGTCCATATTCAATGAATCGTGGAAAATGTGCATTGAGAATGACGAACTCAATAAATACCTAATGACGTTCCAGGAGTTATTGAAAAGTATCCCCAAATGGAATAATGAAATCATTGGGGAAGAGCGCAAACGTATTATTGAGCGCAGTGGTTGTAATTATTTAGAAGATTTAATCACATGTGTACATATAATACAATTGAAGGTACTTACGTGCATTCGTGTCGGTAATAAACAAAAGAAAATCGACATTTCAACACCCAAGCTCGACGACTTTATTCACAAAGTATATATTCATTGCGCGCGTAAATTGTATTCCAATGTATATTTATTCGAGAAAAACATTTCTCCTCTGTTAATCCAGAAGAACAATCGCGAATTGGAAATCATTGTGCAGGAATGTATATTGATTGCCATTCGTGATTCTATTCCAACCGAATCGATTATTCGCGCATATATGGACGAAGCACAGGAAGAAGAAGAACAAGTGTTTATCGAAGCCATTCCCAATAAAGATGAACCAGTGCCCGCGTCTGTCGAAACGGCACAGGAAGGCATGACGGTGCAAGATGAAAAATCCAATGTAAACGAAATAGTTGAGCAAGGCAAGAATCCCGAAGACATTTTAGGAATTGCCAACCTTGACGACGAAACTCCGATGACACGATTATCATTTAATGATATGGACAGTGTGTTGGACAGTGGGGACAATATTAAGAATGTGGAAGCTCCCAAATCAATTGAACGTCTGGAAGAGATTAGTATGAATCGCGCATTGGAAGAACGATTAAATGCCCAAGACCCGTCTGATATTGAAGACGAATTAAAGATTGGGGAAGAATTAATTGATTTAAACGATTTTGAAGATTTAAGTGTTGAGAAGAAAAAAGAACCATCATTCGATGAAATTGTTTTGGAAGGTATTGAAGAATTACTATAATACCGAAATGCGTATTACAAACTGAAAAAATCCATACTATTAATTTATTATGGAAAAAGAATTTAGTTTTTCATTGATTATTGTGCTTATATTTACATTATTGAAATTTGTCGAAATGAAATTTGTCGATAAAGAATTTAAACCGATTAAATTATTGATCCGCGATAGTTTAATGGTATTTGCTTCATCATTTTCGGGAGCATACGTGTTTTTGAATCATCATCAAACATTTAGTAATTTTTTCAGTGTGGTGACTGACACAAACATGCTTGACATGTCGGACACAAAAGTATACACTGATACGCCTACATTTTAGAGCGAATACTTCTAAATTTGTATAAATGTTTTTTTATACAAATATACTATACATGGACCAGCACGATTATACGAGTGAGGCACTCACATTTCTCGAACAAGAAAAATTTAAGGCTATAAGAAGCGGAGATATAATACGCGCGAGTGCATATAAAAAAGCCTACGAAGGACTATCATCTCATGAAGAACCAATATACGATATGAATACATTAATAAACATAAAGGGTATTGGCAAAGGCATTCTTGCACGTTTAAAGCGGAAATTGGTGGGCACTGATGGTAAACCACACAAGGTCGAACCGAGCAATAAAGCCGAATACAATTTGTCGGAAGCATTGATGAATATTCACGGCGTTGGTCCAAAAAATGCGGAAACACTGATGAAAAAAGGTATATCATCAATCGATGATTTGCGTGAGAAACTTGGGAATGACCCTAAAATATTAAATGATGTTCAGAAAAAAGGACTGAAATACTATGATGATATATTACAACGCATACCCCGTGAAGAAATCGAAGTTTATATCAAACTATTTGAAAAAACATTCAATAAAGTCAAAGATGATAGTAGTCGATTTATAACGGTGGGCAGTTATCGTCGCGGGGCAGAAACGTCTGGTGATATTGATATCTTCATCAGTTCGGAAAATAAAGATGTATATAAGAATTTCATCGATAAACTAATTAAGACCAATGTTATTGTAGAAGTATTGTCGACTGGACCGACCAAAACACTTGTGATTACCAAGTTAGAAGGCGATAGTGTTGCGCGTCGTGTGGACTTTTTATATACACCTCCGAGTGAATACGCATTTTCTGTGTTGTATTTTACTGGGAGTAAGGATTTTAATACGGTTATGCGGTCTCATGCATTGAAAATGGGATATACTTTAAATGAGCACGGGATTTCAATCAAAGAAAAGGGCAAATCGAAAGGAGACAAAGTGGATCAAGTGTTTAATGATGAAAAGGATATATTTGATTTCTTTGGTTTAGAATACAAAGAACCCAACCAACGCAAGAATGGAATGGCTGTGAAGAAAATAAAACAGTCTTCCGAACCCCAAACATTAAAGAAAACGATAAAACAGAAAAAACAAAATAAATCGACTAAGAACAAGATACCAATTGTAATTGTTGAACCCCAAATACCTTCGGACAGCCCCTCCCCCACGAACGACGAAGCTCCGACAATCAAAGAGGATTCTGCCAGAGAACCGATTTCTCTTTCGCCCACATTAATAAAAGACCATCCCGATAAATCTGTGTGGGATAGTGTACCACAAACAGTGACTGTATTGTCTAGAAAAAACACGAGTCCAACTATGGTAACCCACAATGTTCCTAAAAATACTGGTTCAGTGCAAGTTAAAACACCGAGCAATCTGTTCCCCGATAAATCCAAAGCAGTAACTAAAAAGAAACGAGGACGTCCCAAAGGAAGTAAAAACAAAACTGTGAAAAATGATAAAATGCCTGAAATATTAGAAGAAACTATACGTGAAACAATGGAACATACATCTGAACAACCATCTGAACAAAAGTTAGAACAACCAATACAAGAATTTAAAAATATTATTGAAGATATAAGTCAAAGTGGAGAACCTAGTGATGGAGAACCTGATTCAGAACGGGTAGAGGAGTCATTTACTGTACCAATTGTTGATGTGAAGAAAGAAACTAAAAAAAAGAGGGGACGTCCCAAAGGACCTCAATATAATAGAACAAAGAAGTTAGAAATAAAACCAGTTACTAATATATCAAAGATGTCAGACAAAGATACGATTGAACGTATGGTATTTTTTAAAGATAAAGGCATGTCGTATTTGGAGTCATTGTCTGAGAAAGAAATCAATGCTATTATTATCCTAGGAAATACTCAATTCCATTCATTTGAAGAAAAAGGTAATCCACCAACACTGAGCGATAACGAATTTGATATTGTAAAGGAGTATTTGGAACGTAAACATCCCAATGCATCGGCATTGCAAGAAGTGGGTGCAGTCGTGGAAAAACATAAAGCGGATTTGCCTGTGAATATGCCCTCGATGGATAAGATAAAACCTGCGTCAAATGCGGTCGATGGATGGAAAAGGAAATACAAAGGACCTTACTTATTGTCTTGTAAATTAGATGGTGTCAGTGGACTATATTATACATTAAATGGAGAACGTAAATTATATACCCGCGGTAATGGAACGGTCGGTCAAGACGTGTCTCATTTATTAAAATATATTAATGTACCTGACGTAAAAGATATAATTGTGCGTGGGGAATTTATCATGACGAAGGAAACATTTGAAAATAAATACAAGAAGGATTATTCGAATCCACGAAACCTAGTTGCAGGCATTGTAAATAAGAAAAAACAGGATTTAAAAGCAAAGGACGTCGATTTCGTTGTTTATGAAATGATTGAGCCCGTAAAGAAACCCACTGAACAAATGGCGCTATTGAAGGAACGAATGTTCTCGGTTGTTCAAAATAAAACAGTAAATGAAATAAATAATCAAGTGCTATCTGACCTATTAGTTGATTGGAGAAAGAATCACACGTATGAAATTGACGGAGTGATTGTAAGTGACGATGAAATATACAAGCGTGCGAACAAAAACCCAGAGCATTCATTTGCATTTAAAATGGTATTATCCGACCAAGCAGCTGAATCCAAAGTGGTTGATGTAATATGGAGTGTGAGTAAAAACGGTTATTTAAAACCTCGTGTGCGAATTGAACCAGTTAATATCGGTGGAGTTAAGATCGAGTATGCTACGGGATTCAATGGCGATTTTATTGAAAAAAACAAAATAGGTGTGGGTGCATTAATTCAGATTATACGCAGTGGGGACGTTATCCCGTATATAAAGGGAATTACAACACCTGCCGAGAAACCTAAAATGCCCGATGTACCTTATACATGGACAAGTACACATGTAGATATCATATTGACCGACAAAGAAGGTAATGTCGAATTATTGGAAAGAACCATTACTGCATTTTTCACTGGATTAGAAGTGGCGAGCTTATCGTCGGGGAATGTGAAGCGAATCATTGCATCTGGTTATGATTCGATTTGCAAAATATTAGAAATGAAAGAAGCGGACTTTATGAAAGTGGACGGATTCAAAGAAAAGATGGCAAAAAAGATCTACGAAAGCATACAAGAAAAAATGAAAACATCGTCGCTCGTTAAGATAATGGCAGCCTCTGGTAAAATGGGACGCGGTTTAGGCGAGCGCAAACTGAAACCGATTATGGCGAAATATCCCGATATTCTTAAATCAACGGAAAGTGCAGCGGAAAAAAAAGCATTATTACGTCAAATAGACGGTGTTGGTCCTGAAAATGCAAAAACATTTGTTGAGAACATAGATACATTTGTAGAATTTGTCAGTCAATGTAAATTAACCTATAAATACAATAGTCCGACGGCAGAAACCGTTACAGAAGCAGCCACCGACGTCACGATTGACAATACCCATGCTCTATTTGGAAAGAAAATCGTAATGACAAAGGTTCGTACAAAAGAGATTATTGAGAATCTTCCCGTTCATGGTGCGGTATTAGAAAATAATATAACCAAGAGCACATTTGCTGTAATTACGAAATCCAAAGAGGATGTCTCTAACAAAATAATAAAAGCGCGTGAAATGAGTATTCCGATATATACCCCCGAAGAATTTATCGAAAAATACTTGAAATAAAAATATGTATACATTATAATTGATATAATGTATAATCAGGTTTCCGCACATATTTGCAAAAAACATAAATATCTATTAACTGAAAATCCATTGTCACCGTGTCGTGGACGTTGTAGGAAATGTAAACGTAAAAAAGTATCAGGGTATACTAATCCCGATAGCACACCCAATCCTTTCGGTTATCTCTATTTAATACCTGTATTGTGTTTTGATTGCTCTGAGGGTGCGAAGAAATGCATGTGGTGTAGTCTATCATAATTTATTCATTTGCGCTTACCACCAAACATGTTATCATCGTCGACTGCATCCATATCATACTCAGCTTGGTTCATTGCATTATTAAACTTGTCATTTGCTTTACTGAATCCCTGTATATCAACGGTATCCGTAATATTGTTCCCATTCTCGTCTATTATTTGTCCGTTGTCATTGAAATCACCAATTTTTTTATTATTGGATGCAAATACCTCATAGTCTTCATGTACGACCGCGTATATTCTTCCACTATTCGCCATAACATTTCCTTTAACTGGGTTCAGGTAATCGCCTCGTTCTTTCGATTGATTTATCATCCCCCGTATTTTTTCTTTTTTCCTTCGATGAAATTCGGCATCACTTTGCTTATCGCCTCCTGTTTTTACAGAACCACATGCTCCGCGACTTGCTGCCGAATATTTCATATATTCTTTAAAATTACATGTCGTATTGCGACGTCTTCTACACTTCTCGCACTTCTTTTGATATTGTTTTAGTTTCTTTGAATCATTGGCTTCATCGATATAACGCGCCAATTTTTTACATGTAGTGCAAAGTCCAAATTTCACTTTCGGAGGACATTTTTTCGCGGCATCTGAATTGTTCATGGTTCTTATAAAATCGTCTTCTGTATATGTTTTATTTTTGTAACAAACGCGTTTTTTGGGAGCAAGTGTACTCACTGACGCGGCCGAAACAAGAATGATTGGAGCGACGATTGAAAGTTCTCCACCTTTTCTAAATTTTCTATTTTTAATTGTTTTATTCACCTTGGTCTTCTTGGATTTATTCACATTGGTCTTCTTGTTTTTATTCGTCTTCGCGTTTTCCCTTTTTTTCATTGTAATGTTTATTTTTATATTAACATTATAAAATAATTATTTCTGTGCTTTTACATACGACGATACATTATCGACATTAAATCGTTGTGATTCGTTCACATCCGTTTTATCTGTTATATAGCTCTTAAAAAACGCATTATCTAGCTGTGAACGCGGAGTGTGTTTATTGACATGACGTGCGATCATTTTATATAATTTGAAATTGGGATATCGTTCTTCGCCATTTTTTTTATATAAAATATTTTTATCATTATCATCGGTACACCATTGGGAGATTAACTTTTGTAAACCATTCATACTTGACACATCCATTTCACTGTCAATAATAAAATCATAAATAGAACACCCTAAACGACACAAATCAAAACTATAATTTGGCATTATTCTTTTTTTTGATGAATCGAAAAATGGTTCGAAATTATATTGTGTGTGTGCATCTCCGCCTTCCTTAAAACTATCACTACAATACGTAATCCCGTTATATGTCGCAATGGCACGACCAAAATCAATAAGTTTATATATGCGACCATATGTGGGTACTTCGTATGTGACCGAGTTGTGTACATAATAAATATAGTCGTAATCAACTTCGTCGTACATAATATTGTTTGTATGAAGATCATTGTGTGTAAAATTAAAACTTTTTTGTAATGTAATCAATATCATTATTACCTGGAACAGTGCCGAACGACCTTGGTCTTCATCAATAAGTTCATTCGCCAACAAATGGTCAAATGTATTGGTGCATTTTTCAAGGCAAATCATTTGTACGGGAAATTCGTTGATGTATGCATATACGGGTTCGTCTTCGTCATCGTCTTCTTCGCATTCATCTTCCTCGTCTTCTTCGCATTCCTCTTCCTCTTCCTCGTCTTCATATTCCGAACCGTCTTCGTCGTCGGAATCGGATACGGCACTATCGTTGCTGCTACTTGCGTCATCATCCTCGCCACCAACCTTATCATTTTCATAAACCAGATCGAGAGAATCTTTCACAATCTTAACGTCGTCTTCGTTGTTGATTGTTTCGACGTCAATAATAACGTCGGCATCGTCAAAAGCAAGAGTGGGTTTATTTTTCAATGATTGTTTATTAATAAGTTCGGTATATGAATCTTTTTCGAAAATATTGGTATTAAACAATTTACCAAGTCCGTTCTCGAAAAAATCATATGATTGCAAATATTCTATATCATCAGCAATGTTAATGCGATATTTATTTTGAATACCTAAAAATGATCCGTAGTATTCAACACTATTAAAAAAGTTATGATGTTCTCGGAGTTTGTTCACTAATAGACAACACATATTATCTACATGAGAAGCATTATGAATAGAATTTATTTTGTAATGTAGATTCTGATTACCATTGTACGGAAGTTCTTTTAAATGAATATCGTGTTTGTATTTACCGATCATATAATGACAAGGGTCGAGTAACGGAGCATATTTGATAAATATATCCTTTTCTATTTTTTCATCCTTGTCATTTGTAACTGTTTTATTATCATAAATATGATAACTATGGTTAAATTGGGCAGTTGTAAAGTTTTCTTTATTATAATCAGTGTAGCATGGATTGAATGCGATTAAATCCTGTATTTCGAAAGGATTGTAATCAGTATCAGGATTATCCCATATTTCAGGAGTAATTAATGTTTTTTCGAATAGTTCAACTTTGAATTTAGCCATTTGTTCTAATAATGTAATAATATTTTATAATCTTCTAAATTAAACACAATCGTTGTCAATATTGAGTTCGGACATTCGTTGTAACAAATATAAATCAATGTAAATCATTGTATACAATACTATAATGACTTTGGAATTAAAGAAATTTGATATGAGGTCAATCACGTTTAAACCTGATGAAAATAAAGGTCCAGTAATCGTGATGATTGGTCGGCGTGATACGGGTAAATCGTTTTTAGTGCGCGATTTGCTATTCCATCATCAAGATATTCCCGTTGGTACAGTTATTTCGGGAACAGAAGCAGGTAATGGATTTTATGCACAGCATGTTCCTAAACTGTTTATTCACGAAGAGTACAGTAGTATTTTAATAGAAAACATTTTAAGACGTCAGAAAGCCGTATTAAAACAAGTGAAAAAAGAAGAAGCCGCATATGGCCGTAGTCGCGTTGATCCCCGAACATTTGCTATATTAGACGATTGTTTGTATGATCAATCGTGGACCAGAGATAAATTAATGCGCCTATTATTCATGAATGGTCGTCATTGGAAGGTGATGTTAATTATTACAATGCAATACCCTCTGGGTATTCCTCCGAATTTGAGAACAAATATAGATTATGTGTTTTTATTGCGTGAACCATACATGACAAATAGAAAGCGTATCTGGGAAAATTATGCGTCCATGTTTCCTACCCTAGAATCATTTAGTGCAGTCATGGACCAAACAACCGAGAATTACGAGTGCTTGGTAATCAATAACAATTCCAAATCGAATAAATTGACAGACCAAATCTTCTGGTACAAGGCCGAAACACGGCCCGATTTTAAGTTGGGGTCAAAAGAATTTTGGGATCTATCAAAAGGAATGGGTTCGGACGACGAAGACGAAGCGTATGACCCGAATAAATCACGCAAGAATAGTAAAGGTCCTCAAATTAACGTTAAAAAGACAAAATGGTAAGTTAGTCAATTATTAATCCTCATCCTCGTCTTCATCTGGGACGTTAATCATGATATCATAGTAGGCAATGTCATTATCGAGGTCGGCAATCGTCGCCAAAATATCATCATCTAATGCATCCTCTGTCACAGGCTCATCTGCCATAGTCACAGACTCATCTACAACAGGTACGTCGGTATCAGACTCATCATATAGTGTTTCTATGAGTGCATTAGTGAATACACGACCAAGTTCACCTGATGTATCTTCGAAATCTGCTTCCTCGCTCTCTTCGCCCAGGTTATCACTGTCACTGTCACTGTCGCTATCCACCTCACTGTCACTGTCACTATCGTTACCATTTATATATCGGGGTCGCATCTCAATGTCGCGGTAAAACATATTTGTATCCGATTCGGATTGTTCGGACGAAATGATATGATTATCCATAAAAATGTTCACGTCTTCTTTTTCATAAAACTCAACATAACTGTCGTCAATTGGAACGTGTGTATATTTATTAGTAAATGCACTTTTGCGCATCATCTGTTTACCAAACCGATTATTAAATGTGATAAACCGTTTAACTTTATTGAAAAAGAGTGTTTCATAATAATTTGTTTTGTAATTGTCATTATTGTATTTAAACAATAAATACAATCTATAATACGGTTTGAAAATTAAGATTAATCTATCTTTATCGTACTTCTCATGTATCGTCAAAAAATGTTTCGCATGACATATTTCATTATTAATATGTAAAATCATTTGTAATATACAGTAATGCAGTACTTCATTGGACATATTTATTATTCTATCATTAATAAATGTTTCGCGCAATAATGTCATATTCATTTGAGAAAATATAAAAATGTTGAAATCACTTTTAAAAAAATGATGCAGAATTTCATTATGGTAGCATGTATCAAATTTCATTTTAAAATAAATATTATATAGATTCGCCTTACTGAAACAAATATTCGTATATGGATTTTTAATAGGAATAGGTTCGACGAAATAATCACTTCCGCTAGTAAGCTTTTCTTTAATTATTTTAATTAGGTCATTTATTTTAAACAAATATTTCTTCTTTTCTTGGATAATGACAATGGTTTTCCTATCACTCATATCTAACGCATTATAACCGAAATCGTTTTGAACATGGACCTTATATAATAGTTTGTGTTTAACCAGCTCTTTAAATTTCAGTAATCCATGGTAACATTTTTGAATTCGTCGAAAAATATCAAAAATGTGTTTCTTGATTTCGTTTGACATGAACATGTTTTTGTCGTATGTGTCGTAGAAATCAAATTTAGTAACAAAATCTTCATTATGTTCCTGGATGCATAAATCTAAATAAATGCGTTTTGCTGATGCGTAATTGTTATCCGTTTCGCAATAAACCCCGTCATTCAATATATCGTTTGTTAAATTCAAATATTCGGTGAAATTATCACCCATATTGATAGGACCATAATCTTTTTCGCATTTACATATTCTATATATGATTATTCGATACAGGTCCATTGTTATATAAAAATGAAAGGATATTTTTATATAATTTTATATAATTTTATATTGTATTATTTATTCTTTGGCGTCGGATGTTACTGTCGTAACGGTTGCATCGGATTCTTTGGCGGCAGCGGCATTGTCAATCGAATTTTTAATAACATTCGTATTGTGTTCGAGAATACCTTCATCCGTTGCGACTTCTCTACTATCAAAATCAACATTTTCGGTTACGCCAGAAAGATTACCATCTTCATCAATCGTCTGGGTAAGTACATTGCCCGATTTTTCCGCGTTTTTGATGTTCTCTTCAATTGCTTGTCTCTTTGTATCGCGGACGCGCTTTTCAAATTCGTCCTTGGCTTTGGATTCGTTTTTAGTCTTTTCGACATGCAGTTGATTGAGTTCTTCTTCCATAAATTCAATGCGACCAGTCTTGTACGCATCGGGATCCCATGGGATCCACATACCGACGGGACCAACAAAAATATCATGGTTGGGGTCAATCTCACGAAGAGACTTGCATCGTAATTCACCTTCTTCCTGCGTATTGTACACACCGCGGACTTTCAGTCCGCGCACAGATGTCTGGAATGCGTTTTCGCGGTTAAATACTTCATTTAGACGTTCTTCGTTCTTGTCGGTGAAAATCTTGTATTCTTCCTCGACACTCATGGTTTTGAGATTTTCCTTTTCTTCTTTAACGAAACTGTTGAAATCCTCAATCGCGTTTTCGACATTTAGATTATATTTGAATGCCATGAAATGAATAAAATCGAAAAACTTGGACATTGATTTAGTAAAATCCCATGATTTGACAAATTCTCCGAACAAAAAACTTTCGCGACGTTTCAAAACATTTTCGGGGGAAACAAACGACAGGCATGCGAATTTTTGCCCAGCGAGCGGGGCATCCTCATCACATAGATCAATATATTTAGGGTTAGGTTTTCCATCAACCATCTTACTTTCGAAGCCAGACATTATATATATAATATGAGATTTTTATTTATATCCATTTAAGGAATTATTATGTATTTATATAATATATAAAATGGACGGTGTGTTTGATTTTCAAGAACTCGTGAAACGCGTAGTGAAATATTTAGTGGAAGGTATTGTGGTTGCCATTGTGGCCTTTGCTGTCCCCAAGAAACAGCTCAATGTTGAAGAAGTGATCATCATTGCCCTTGTTGCTGCCGCGACATTCAGCATCCTTGATGTGTTTATCCCTGCGATGGGTGCGACCGCTCGTACTGGTGCTGGTTTTGGCATAGGTGCTAATCTCGTTGGATTCCCTCGCGTGGCTTAAACTAAAATAAAAAATATAATATTTATTAAGTATATATAAATATTAGTATGGACGCTGCTTACAAAAGTATTATAATGTTTTATCAAACGACATTAAGAAACGTGGGTCTATATACATCTATTTCATTCGGTGCTCTGGGTTATAGTCGCTATTATCGCGATAAATCATACATGCATAATGTTGGTATGATTCTAATTGGACTGATATTCAATATAATCGCATTTACTATTAATTATTTTCTCATTGGTGATATGGACAAGATGATACATGTATATAGTGAAAGCCATGAAGATATTAGTGTATTAGAAAAATGGGTAATACTCCCACAAGTAATATTCATATTACAACTGTGTTTATTCTTGTTTGGGGCACATACTCTATTAGTAAACATTAGACCGTAGGGAAAAATTCCCAATCAAGTGTTTTGCATACTTCTTTCCATATCATGTCCTGTTCCAGTTGTTTTTCGCGGTCTTTCATCATGGGAATAAATGGCAAATACTGATCTTGATCTAACAATACACATAATTGATATAATGTGTATGTGTAATTGAAGAAATTTGTGCGATTCGGAGGACAATGTATAGCCCATGGTTTCTGTATTTCAATAAACAATACACAAAGCGTTTCATGCAATTCTTGATTCATTAATGGCGGTTTGATGCCAAATATAGAATTAATATATTGAATGTGTTCGAAATATTTGTTCAGACCGAGTTTCCTCAATATTTCGCGCATCTTGCCATAGTTCAATTGTAATTTATCCGTAATGCGCTCCTTTTTAATTCGATTGCGAATTGCCTCAATGACTTCGTCGGGTATTTGTGTCGTCTCTTTTGCTTGAAATTGTGCCAGGATTTCTTTGAAATGATTCAAGCGGATATATGCGGTATACGATACTTCATTTGGGGGCTCTTTATTCGATGGTTTGTTTCCGTCTGTAATATGAGTGATGAACTTACCACAACTTTTATTATTACAAATCAAAATTCCTTCGTCTTCTTGTGCGATGAACTCGCCTTCGTTACAGAATATACATATGTCGCATAATAATACATAATCCGTCGTATTGATCTTTTCTTCGTTCACGTTTTTCCAATAATTTTTATACATTTGCTTTGATGCATTGTATTTTTGGTCTTGTAAATTACTGCTTTCTCGATTGTTTGCTTTTATTTTAAAAAATGAATTAATAACCGTGGTGCTTTGGTTATTGCTCCCGATGTTGATTTTCTGTTTTTCTTCAAAATAATTAAAGACATATTGGGAATTTTCTAGGAAATAGCTGTTCTTTTCCCTTTTGTGTTTTTTGATAGCGGAATTAATCTCTTTTAGATTATCTTTAATCTCCATGAAACGGTCGATATCAGTTGGTTTCAGACCAGCTACTTCGTTTCTGAGTTTTTCTTTTTCGCTTTCCAGATTAGGTATAATCGTTTCTTCCAAATTTTCGAAATATGCTAGCATTTGATCATGTTTCACATCGATGGACAATAGAATTGCCGACGCTTTATGTTTAGATGCCATTTACAAAGATATAGAGCTTTAAATTTATATATTTTTCGACAATATATATATATATAATGTGCGGTCGATAACGTAAATCGGTATTTATTTTTCGTATTTTTGTGCGGATTTAAATCTTCAAATGTGTATATGCAATCAGTAACAACAGACGGAAAAACGTCACCAAGAAATGTAGAAATAAATCAAAAAAAGTTTCAAAAAATGGTGTTCTTAACAAACGCGATTGAAGACGGATGGACAATAAAAAAATCATCGGACAATTACATATTCTCTAAAAAACACGAAAACAAGAAGGAGGTATTCCAAAAAACATATTTAGAAAAATTCATTTTATCTAATCAGGACATTAACACCATTCATAATATTTAGTCACGCTCTTCCATTATTTCACTTAGTATGTGAATATCTAGCTGTTTGGGTTGCGCCAAATTATCATACATCTCGTCATCGCATATGATTCCACATACGCCGAAATAATTAAGCGAACTGTCATATAGTCGTCGAATTTCATCGTTTTTTCTATTTGGACGTTGCATTTCGAAAATTTCCCGATCATTTTTCCCGAGATATTTCAACCAAAATACCCAGGGTTCAAAACATTTTTTACACGTACCTTTATCATTACCAAACCCAGGATGGTCTGGATTGTATTCTTTAATAATTTGGCACGAATTGCACATGCTTTTGAAACAGATATTGCAGGAATTTGACTGACTGCTTTTTCCACAACAATGACAGTTCATATTTTACTTAGTATGTATTATGATATGAATTACTCATAAACATACAAATCAATTTTAATGATTAACTGTCACTCGATACATCGTGTCATTGATGTGTTCGTGTGATGTATATATGATTAACCTGCAAAATGGTGCATTATCTGACATGCATCAATATTTAGGTGAAACGTAAAATCCGCGATAAATATTAAGTAAATGTATTTAAAAACAATTAATTACATTTATTCCAGAATTATTTTCTTTGGTATATATATAAAATGGGTGGTGCTCTTATGCAACTTGTAGCTTACGGTGCTCAGGACGTTTTCCTTACGGGAAGCCCTGAGATTACCTTCTGGAAAGTGTCTTATCGCAGACACACAAACTTTGCGATGGAGTCGATCGAACAGACCTTCTCTGGTCAAGCCGATTTCGGCCGCCGTGTGACCTGCACGATCAGCCGTAATGGTGATCTTGCTTACCGCACATACCTTCAAGTGACTCTCCCTCAAATCGACCAAAACGTTGCCTCTGGTGACGTGCATGCGCGCTGGTTAGATTTCCCCGGAGAGCAACTTGTGTCCCAGGTCGAGGTCGAAATTGGTGGTCAACGCATTGACCGTCAATACGGTGACTGGATGCACATCTGGAATCAACTTACCCTCCCTGCTGACCAGTCCGCTGGTTACAAGAAGATGGTCGGCCAAACCACTCAACTTACTTACCTTATGGACCCCGATTACTCGGATGTCGCCGGTGCCTGCGCCGCGACTGGTTCTGTGGCCCAAGTGTGCGCTCCCCGCAACGCCCTCCCTGAAACCACTCTTTACGTGCCCCTTCAATTCTGGTTTTGCCGCAATCCTGGGCTCGCTCTCCCCCTTATTGCTCTTCAATACCACGAAGTCAAGATCAACATCGATTTCCGCCCCATCGGCGAATGCCTCTGGGCTGTGGACAAATTCGCCACTGGCGGAAAAGCCGTGTCTGCCGCTTACCAACAATCCCTTGTTGCCGCGTCCCTCTATGTTGATTATATCTTCCTCGACACTGATGAACGCCGCAAGATGGCCCAAAACCCCCACGAATACCTCATTGAACAAGTGCAGTTCACTGGTGACGAATCCGTTGGGTCTTCTTCCAACCGCATCAAGCTCAATTTCAACCACCCCTGTAAAGAACTCGTGTGGGTGGTCCAACCTGACCAGAATGTGGATTACTGTGCTTCCCTTGAAAGTACCGATGCCACTGGCGTGTGGGGTCTTTACGGTGCCCAACCTTTCAATTACACTGATGCTCTTGATGCCCTCCCCAATTCGCTCGAAGCCTTCGCCACATCTGCTGGTGCCAGTGAAGTGATCAGCGGTAACCTCTTCGTTGATGGTCCCACTGCGACCACTGGTGCTCACGACGCCTCTACTGCTGGTGTTGCTGGTACTGGTGCGTCCGTCGGTGATGCTGCCTCGTTCGTCCTTGCCGAATCCGCCATGGATTTACATTGCTGGGGCGAAAACCCTGTTGTCACTGCCAAGTTACAACTTAACGGACAAGACCGCTTCTCTGAACGTGAAGGTTCTTACTTCGACGTGGTGCAACCTTTCCAACACCACACCAAGAGCCCCGATGCTGGTATCAATGTGTACTCCTTCGCTCTCCGCCCCGAAGAACACCAACCTTCTGGCACATGCAACTTCTCTCGCATTGATAACGCTGTGCTTCAACTTGTTCTTTCCTCCAACACCGTGTCTGGTGCCAAGACCGCCAAGGTGAGAGTGTACGCCGTCAACTACAATGTGCTTCGCGTAATGAGTGGCATGGCAGGGGTTGCGTATAGCAATTAAGCAGCTTATCTCAATTAAGCAATATATTATATTATATTTGAACTAAGATATAATAACTAAAAATAAATTATCATATAAATTATTTTTAAAAGTGTCCAATGTACGTAATAAAATTGAATGTTAAGTGTTATAATAACAGTCAATATATCTGATATTATGAGTGAATGTCCAATTTGTATTGAACCCTATAATAAATCGACCAAATCTCCAACGTGTTGCAATAATCCGTCATGTAAATATAAAGCATGCAAATCATGTACCAGAACATATTTAATGAATTCAACCGTTGATTTGCATTGTATGAATTGCAGGAAATCATGGGATCAGGCATTTGTTATATTGAATTTAAACCGTTCTTGGTTTGTTAATACATATACGCCACATCATAATAATGTATTATTTGAACGTAATAGTGCATTGATTCAGGACACAATGCCAGATGTAGTGGTTTATGTTGAAAAAAAACGGATTCGTAAAATAAATGCTCCAAAAATCAAAGAATTTCGAGCACAAATAACGACAATTCGCGATAAAATGTCCAAGATGCAAAACGATAATAGAATACAAGAAGAAAACGCACGGAAAATATATATTGAATCGCTGCGTATGATACGACAAGCACAAGAAGTCGTAAATATCGATTTAAACACAGAGATATTAACATTGCAAGAATCGCGCACCGAATTGGAAAATGAATCGGGTATTGAGACGAACGAAAAGAAACAGTTTATTATGCCATGCCAAAAAGAAGAATGCAAAGGATTCTTATCTACCCAATATAAATGCGGTGTATGTGAAACCCAATGTTGTCCCAAATGTTTGGATATCATTGAAGACATGAAAAGGAGTGAACATGTATGCAACGAAGACCAAGTCAAGACTGCGAATAATATTAAAGCGACGACAAAGCCGTGTCCCAAATGTGGTGAGCGTATATTTAAAACGGAAGGATGTAATCAAATGTGGTGTATTACTTGTCATTGTGCGTTTGATTGGGCAACAGGACGCATTGAAAGCGGCACGGTACATAATCCCCATTATTTTCAATTTCTACGCGAAAATAATGGTGGTGCGGCGCCTCCGCGACAGCCAGGAGACGACCCTTGTGGAAATTACACGCGTGTGTTGAATAACATTATTAACGCGTTTGGTAAAAGAATATATTTGGCGGAGAAGCCCGATATAGATGTAGATATCATTGCTCAACATGCTACTGAGAATCAAAACGACAGTATATTGAAAACAATGAATCCAACATATCATATATACGCAGAATCCATCTATAATTTTACACGTATCATTACACATTTCCAACATGTTGAAATGACGACTGCTCGACACCATTTAACTACGAGCGAAAATGTAGTCAACGAACGCGTTCGATGGATCGTGAAAGATTTGAGTGAAGAGTCTTTTCGCGCAGCGATTAATGAGAAGAACAAAGTGCGTTTGAAATATACTGATTTGATGTATATTTATGATCTGATTGTAAATGTCAGTAAAGACATTGTCCAAGGTCTTCTGATGAAAATTACCGATAATAATATCCACATCGATAGCGTCGCACTGAAAGAAAAAATCGATTCAATTGACATTGATGTTTGGAAAGCTCATTTTGTATCCACATTCAATGAGATACAAAAGTTTATCAAATACTGCAATGACCAATTCAATATTATTAGTATGTCTCATAATTGCCGTGTTCATCTTATCACATCAGAGCGAGTTACTACACGCAGGCGTTATCATTTATACAATCGAAGACATACTTTGCACGATGCATATACTTTCCGTATCAAAACAACACGTTCACGAATCGGAGATGTCAAAAAAATCATGACTGCGAATGAACAGTCCACATAGTTTAATCATTAAAAACAACATAATCCAAACCATCTCCTTTTCCGTTTCCATTTGGTCGGGATATTATATTTTCCCATCGCAACACACAATGTACATACACTATTTTCATTACAACCACTGCATATTTTGTTACCACACGCGACACACAATATTAGATTGACAGTTTTTTTACAAAGGAAACATGACACAGACTGTTCTTGCGTATGACGCGGAATACTTCCCGTACATATTGGACCACGGCGCTCGGTGCCGCGCAAACCATTCCGTATATTTTTTCGCAGTTCGTATATTCTTTCAGTCGTTTTATCACATTCGATGGTTATATCCGAACTTATGGACACATCATCCGAACTTATGGACGTTGCATCTATATATTCTGACATTTTATAGTATATCGACATATAATTATAAATTTATATGTTTATAAAAAATAATATAAAGTTCAACACACTATACTTATTAATAAGAATGTCTACGCGTTATTCCACAACACAAAATGATTTATTACTATCCAGTTTAATGAATTATTATGTGAATAAAGAAAACTTGGATAAAATCATTTCAGTGATTAACGGCGAAGGTAAGATATCATTACGAATTATCGATTGGTTTGTTACCAATTATGCGAAAGAGAAATATGTCGTATATGAATTAAACGGCGAACGGTTTAAGGTATTTCATGAATACAAATTAAAATTAAAGGCATATTCTAAAAAACGGTTTGATCCATTTTGTAGATGGGATCGCATTTGCATTCCATATGACGATAAGCATAATATGGAAACAACAATTGGACAACTGAATTTCTTTCGCTGGGCGTTACAGTCTAAAATATTGGATTACATTGAGCAAAATTACAACGCAATTGAAAAGGATATGAATTCCAGAAACACGACATCACGAAAGAAACAAGAGCAAAATACCGAAAATAAAACGCGAAAAAAAAGAGAGGAATTGTCAGTTTCTGCGTGCAAATGTATCAAAAAAGAGAATGTACATATTGTTGTCAAATTCAATTGACTGACTAGTCATATTACTACATAAACTGATGAGTAAATGCAACCATCTGGTCTGTCCATAATTTAAAATAGTATTGTTTATCGGAATCATTATTGAACTCAATGTCGGTTTGAATACGCAGCATCTTCTTTTTATTGTTTTGGAATAGCCACAATCGGTGCGCGTCATCACATTGTTTCAAGTATGCTACTGGGATTTCAGATTCACCCGTTCGATTGCGCGTATTGATACGAGTATGGCAGTTAAATGGACTCGCGTCTACGTAAATAATTCCCGAGAGCGGGAAATCATCCTTGAAAATTTCATAGAACTCTAAATAGACTTTGTAATTGATGTCTTCGATTTTATTTGATTCGTACAGCATTTTCGCGAAAATATGATAATCGGCGTCCAGAGACCGCTCACAAATCATTACTTTGGCACGAGGATGCGCTTTAATCTTTTCTCGCATCTTTTTAATTCGAGTAGCAAAAGCCATCACTTGAAAAGAGAAAGCATACCTTTCTTGATCTCCATAAAACTTTTGCAACATGGTATTATTATCATCATCCTTGATGTCTTCCCATAGATCAGTTGGTTCAAGCATAAAAATGACGTCGGTATTATGTTTGAGTTTTTGTTGGAGTTCGCTCAATAGAGTGGATTTTCCCGCCCCGATATTTCCTTCGATCGATAGAATCTTCATTATTGGTATTATATATGAACAATACATATATAATATTTGCAATCAATTTTATACTGGCGATAATACATACTGCCAATATATGGCTATGTATATGCAGTGAATATACATATCATACCATTATTTTGTGGGGTTTAAATTTCAATATGTCATTGACCACGGTTGTCGTTTGAAAATGTTCGGGTGTATAAATATCTTGTAATAATATCCATTCGAATAATCCACCTGTGTATACATAAATGTACATGAATCCAAAATCACTTAATTGTGACGCTTTTATATTCACTGCGAGGTCATTACAATGTTTCCCATAAATAACCATTTTCTTGGATTTGAAATCATAATTATCTATAAGTGTATTGATAATCTGTGTTTCGCGATTAATGTCAATTGTGTTTATTATTAGACACTCCTGTTCCGAATGGTCCATTGTATTTATAATGATTGCATTCGAGTCCTTGGTCATGTGTTGCATGTTTTGAAAATTAATCGTTTCGACGCATCCTTTTTTTATGAAAAAGTTAAACATTATTATTTAAATATTGGTTACTATACTAACATTATTATATTTATACCTTTGAACCTCGACTAATTAAATAATACGTAAATCCAATGTAAAACGTGTATGAAAATTGAATATAATGAATATCAATCGTTTTATATATACTATATCACAATGGACCTAAGACAATTGAAACTAACGAGAAAGGAATGGGAAAGCCTGGAAGTACCCGTCGACCTCGGGGAGAAGCATATTTTGAATATGATTAATGATGGATATTCCAATTCGAATATTTATTATAACGACAATCAGTCATTGACCACGTTTTTGAAAATCGATACACGTAATGAAATCATTCATCACTACTTATATAACAAATATTTCAAAAATAAAGTGGACAAGATGTGCGATAAATATCATTGTGCTAACAAATTCTCATTTATTAAAGAAAAAACCTCAAAACAACAAAAATTAAACAGTAGCGATACCGTGCGAATCCAGAATTTGGATGAAAATATCGACAATTATAAGCAACACATCTTCGAATTTCTTCTGATTGAATTGTGTGAACATATATTGAAAAATCTGCACAAGAAAAGACAGAATTATATCAGTTATCTGTATTCTCTTATCCAAATGCGGAAGTCCTCTATTATTAACATCAATGCTGTGATTATGGACCTCGTAAAACATGTCATCGATTTCGCATCCCCTAACATTACTCCGAATGTTATTTTGAAAAATGCGCATAATTACATTGAGAAAAATGAATATCTATTGAAATCAGAAGACAAGGTGCTATTCGGACATCAAAAGGAAATCTACTCTATTGTCAAAACAAACAAACAACCCAAACTCATATTGTATTGTGCTCCAACGGGAACGGGCAAAACATTGACTCCCATTGGTCTTTCAAACGGGTCTAAAATTATATTTGTATGTGTCGCGAGACACATCGGATTGGCATTGGCGAAGTCGTGTATCGCTGTCGGTAAAAAGATTGCATTTGCGTTTGGATGTGATACTGCGGACGATATTCGATTGCATTATTTCTCGGGTAATAGTTTTATCAAGCACGAATTAAATGCGCATGGTAAATGTGTGTGTGGATATCGCAGTTGTAATAAAATTGGTCAACCAATCAAATATAAAAGTGGTACACGGAAGATCGATAATACGGACGGATCAGCTGTCGAAATCATGATTTGTGACATTCGTTCATATTTGACGTCGATGTGTTATATGAGTGCATTCAATAACAAGGAAGATATCATCACTTATTGGGATGAACCGACGATTACATTGGATAGCGAGGATCACGAATTGCATAGCATTATTCAAAACAATTGGGCAAAAAACACCATTCCGAATGTGGTATTGTCGTGCGCAACTTTGCCCAAATCGCACGAGATTAACAGCGTACTGGGCGATTTTAAGAATAAATTCGAAAATGCGTCCATATTCAATATTAACAGCTATGACTGCAAGAAATCGATTCCCATCTTGTCGAAAACGAATGTGTGTATGCTACCACACAATATGTATGAGAAATACGAAGACCTACAAAAGTGTGTTCGGTTTTGTAAGGATAACAAAACGTTGTTGCGTTATTTTGATGTCGAACAAATTGTAGACTTCGCTTATTATTTGCATCAGAATAATCTCATAGATGAGGATTATGCCATTGATAATTATTTCGATAGTATTGAAAACATCACAATGAATAGTTTGAAAACGTATTACCTCACGTGTCTTGAAAAGGTGAAAGAGGTGAGTTGGGAGAGTACGTATGCGTATTTCAAAGCGAATGAAAAAGATAAGTTCGCGAAGGCGAAGACAAAAACGGTATTTGACGCGAACGCACCCAAAAAACCTGGAAATCTATACACGACGGCGGATGCACATACGTTGACGGATGGACCGACCATTTATCTATGCGAAGATGTCGAGAAAATCAGTAAATTCTATATCCAGCAAACGAAAATACCTGTCCCCGAGTTCCAAAAGATCTTGGCGAAGATTAATAAGAACAATGACCTCACGCAAAAGATTGACCACTTTGACCGTATACTCCAAAGTAAGGAAACAGTCCATGGCGATGATGATAAAAAATCGAAATACAAAGATCCTGTTGATAGAGAGAGTGTTGGGATGATGAACGAAATAACTAAACTGCGGAAACAAATCATGATGGTTTCCCTAGATTTTAAATACATTCCAAACACGGCACAGCATCAGAAATTGTGGGTGGATGGCGACGAAATGGTAGATAATGCGTTCATTCCAAACATTGATGAAGAAAGTGTAAGGAATATCATGTTGCTGACGATTGAGAATAGTTTAAAAGTGTTACTCATTTTGGGCATTGGTGTTCTTCTCGATGTCGAACATAGTGATTATAATGAGATTATGAAGAAAATGGCGGAACAACAACGATTATTTATGATTATCGCTTCATCCGATTATATTTATGGAACAAATTATCAGTTTTGTCATGGGATTATTGGCAAAGACCTTGAAAATATGACGCAACAGAAAACATTACAGGCACTGGGTCGTATTGGTCGTAACCAAATTCAACAAACGTATACCATTCGTTTTCGCAACGATGAGTTCATTTATAGATTGCTCGAAGAGCAGACGCACAACATTGAGGCAATCAATATGAATAAGTTGTTCGTTTCGGACTAAATATATTACATATATGACGTATCCGAATGATAATCATACCAATGCATTATTTTTTATTTTTATGAAAATAGTGTTCGATTCTAAATAAATAATATAACATTTTATTTAGAATCAAGATTTTAGTTTGGGTAACGTATAATACTTACCTACGTTCATCCATAATAAAATACTCAGTGTAAATCCGACAATAAATCCAGCTACATGTTGGTCGGGGTGATTATTCATGAACGGCATAGTTAAGAAAGGACCGATGAAAAAAGTTAATATGGAGTAAAATACCATAATGGCGATTGAAGTGTTTGTGCTAAGATGCATAAGAACTATATAATGTGTAAATATTTTTATTACACATCATATTTTTGATGATGAACCATACGATTAATTAGTTACATGAACTTAGTAAAATCAACCGCATAAGGGTTAGATTGTAAAGCGTTATTTAAATCAGGAGTCACACGGTCGTTATTAATGCCCGAATAAAGACTATTGTCATTCTTGGACGATACACCCATGTGGTTGGAGGTGATCATTTGTCCAGGCTTTGATGCAGTTAAAGGACGCGTGTTCTTCATATTACTGTCGCGGTTGTTCTGCGCAACATTTACATGATGATTTGTTAATTTCATATTACCAGGATTCATGCGACCATTAATCGTCGAACTTTTAATCTCGTTGTTACGTTGGTTGTATTCCGCAACATTTGATTTCATTTCCTGTGTACGAGCACCAGCAGACGCATTGCCTGCGTAAAAGAAGTCATCCGTTTTGTCCCGCGCGTTTTTAACAGGATTATGTGTTGTCACTTCGTACGCACCGCCACGTTGATTGCGATTCACATTGAGATGATATTTCGATTCTTCCATTGTTTCGCGATGGGTTGTGGGTGTTTTTTGGGTCGGGTCGTAAATATAGGTTTCCGACACACGCGTGCCAGGATTTTGGTACGGGCGCATTGTGCCAACTGCATTTTCTTTGCGAGAAGGACGCAATAAATCCATTACTGGCGCAACTGCGGCACTCACCGAGTAACCGATACCACCAAAATAATTGGAATCATTTGAGCGATTGTTAGGGTAAGCCTTCTTACTTTTAATACCATAATCACTCTCAGTTGAATTATTTTTTTGTTTAGCATGGGCTCCGCCCATTGGCAGTTGTCCTAGCGCAATATGGCGGGATTTTTGCACTTTACCAGGAACATATTCGCCGCTAATTTGATGTCCAGCAGCACCTTCATATTCACGACCAATTTCTTTGCGATTAGTAAAACGATCGTTTTCTATGGGGCGCATTGTTTCGCCTTTTACTAAACCGCCCGTAGTAAACCAACGTTCTTTGCCATTTTCATAATGACGATCAGGGCGATTTTTCTCCTGTTTACCCATTTGTCCCATATTTTTAATGCTTGATACACCAGGTCCTTCGAGACCGATTAGCGAATTGCCATTGGATTTGGGGTTATTCGCTGCGCGTAAATCGTCCACATTCTTAGGCATCCACGCTTCGCGATTCATCATGCCCGCATTGAAACCGTCGCCACCAGATGTGCCGTCACCCATACCTAAACCAGGCGCAACACTTTCCTGTTTAAATGGGTTTACATTCGCCATTTTCATACTTTGATTGACGCGCGATTGTAAAAAATCATTTTCATTGGGCGCACCGTTGGCAAATTGGAGATTGTCTTGGGGGGCAAAGAGAGGCGCAGACTCCGTTTTATTAATAATTTGAGAACCAGCACCTGTATGGCTATCTAATATCGATTCAGAGGTTTTATCTTCCAGATTCACGGTGTGGGATTTACTTCCGAAAAACGGAACCATGTTATTATGTTCAAAATAATTGGATTGTACCGTGTCACCTGCCAATGATTGAAATTGTTCATTCTGTGCATTGTTGGACGTAGGTGCTGTTTGTTTCATACCACCCTTGTCGAAATATTTATCAGTATAACTTCCTTGACTGTTATCGTATTTGTGAACCTGCGATAAACGTTCGGTTTGTTGTAATTCATGGTTCACCACTGGATATTCATTCGGGTAATTTTGATTACTAATGTTTGTGTTGGGTAACTTCGTAGTATTAAACCCTTCTTTCTTTTTACATTGTTTATTTACAAAATAAAGAGAACCTAAGGCAAATAGTGGGATAGCTGCTTCCATAATATAATTATAATAGGTATATAAAATAATTATATATAAATTTTTTACTTATGATTGTCTTTTACTAAATTGCGCGAGCTGCTATTATTTTCGAAATTCTTTTCTACATGTGCTTGGGGATTTTCGAATGGCAATTCCCAACGATTTTGCTCTACATCTAAATACGTCCATCCAGGATGACTCGCACGCGTCTGGTCAACAAAAGAACCGACTACTGCGTGAGAATGAGGCAAGGAAAATGTCGTATCGTCTTTGTAATTATTCAGATTTACATTATCGCGCGTGTATTTACGAGTAATCCCTTTTAAATTACTTTCTAAATCAACGCCATTTGTTCTATTATTCGCACCCCACTTTCCTAATCGAATATGAGGGTCTTCGATGTACGGCAAGTTTTCACCAGGACCAGGGGTGTTTAATTGATATCGTCCAGTAAATGAACTTTCCTCCATTTGTTTCTTTATACGAGCGTCATCATCATGAAACCGAGTAAATGACATTTATAGTAATAATATATACTGTACACATATTTTTGTATTTTTATACACATATGAAGAATGTTCAATCGGTTATATTGCGAACATTTTTGCACGAAGCATATTACAACATTACTGCACACCGAAACATATATATTTTGTTTTATAACGATTTAAATATATTTTTTGTGTATACGTCAATGACGAATATTACCTTTTGCACCAGCTGGTATAATGTGAAATCGAAGTTTGATATAACTATTTATCAAAAATGGATGTCGAATATAATACATCACGTCAATAATTTCAATTTAATTATTTATACAAATAAAGAGAGCTATTATGTATTGCAACCATTAATTAAAGAGAATAAGAAAATAAAGGTTGTTTTTAAAGAATGGGATGAATTTTATGGATTCAAATGGAAAGACGAATGGTCAAAAAATCACAAAAAGAATGATTCATTAAACGATAAAAGTCGGTATAATACAGATTGGAAATTAAATATGTTATGGTCCGAAAAAATACACTTTGTAAAGGAAGCCGCAGAAAAACAATATTTCGATACAGACTTTTATGGTTGGTGCGATATCGGTTATTTTCGCAATTCAACCGTCGCGAATTGGCCCAGTCCAATCAAAATAGATGAGCTCGAACCCAATAAAATATACTATGGACGTGTCGGATCTAAATCATCAATTAATCATCTGATGAGAATCATATTAACGAAAAACGAACAGAATATGCCCAGTGAACCTATACCCATCCACCAAGTATCATGCGCGGGGGGATTTTTCATAAGTCATAAAACGAAATTGGAATGGTGGCATACCACTTATTATAATCGACTGGATGAATATTTCATAAATGATTATTTGGTAAAAGATGACCAAATGATCGTAATCGACTGTATTATGAATAATCTGATAAAATTTAAAATGATTGAAGAACCCGACCCGTACAAAGACAAATGGTTCGTGTTTCAATCGTATTTGCAATAATAAATGTATTATTATTATTATATATTTACACCCTTGAAGATTTAAAGTGAATAATTTACAATGTATAATGATAAGTATTTTAATGCCAATATACAATGGTATTGAATTTATCGACGATTCTGTACCAACCATTATGTATCAAACTTTTCAAAATTGGGAATTGATTATCGGCATAAATGGTCATGCACAAAACTCGGAAACGTATAAAATAGCAAAAAAATACGAAAACAAAGATGCTCGCATTAAAGTTATGGATTTGCACGATATAAAAGGAAAATCGGAAGCATTGAATGAAATGTTAAGGCACTGCCAATACGATTGGGTAAGTTTACTAGATGTGGATGATAAATGGTTGCCTTTGAAACTTACCTCACAACTTCCATACATGACTGATTATGATGTCATCGGTACGCAATGTAAATACTTCGGGGACTTAACTACCGTTCCGCGAATTCCAGTGGGAAATTTAATGGGTTATAATTTTTTGTCGGGAAATCCTATTATAAATAGTAGTTGTTTACTTAAAAAGACACTTTGTTATTGGGACGGATCACTGAATTTGGAAGACTATGATTTATGGTTACGTTTATGGGAACGGGGGAAAAAATTCTACAATGTGATAGGTGTGCAAGTTATGCACCGCATTCATCAAGACAGTGCGTTTAACGCGAAAGGTAATCATTCGAAAGTGGATGAATTGTTGGGGAAATTTCGATAAATTATTATTATTATATTTTATACTATGTTATCACATAGTACATCATTTATTTTACTTGTCTTACATATGCCGAATGTTTTCCTATGCATCGTCGTAATCCCGTGTTCTTTTATACCGTCAATATGACGTTTCGAACCATAACCCACGTTTGAATCTAAATTGTAATATTCCGACAATAATGGATATTCTTCACACAATTTCGAAACCGCGGCATCTCGCGTTGATTTTGCGACTATACTTGCTGCGGCAATACCGACATATTTACCATCTCCTTGCTTTACTGTCTCGTAGTTTAATGCAATTCCGTTCGTGTGTACATATGGCGTGAAATAATTCCCGTCAATTAACAACAATATTCTATCATAATCGACGGACTTGCTCGTTTTCGCCACCATACTCTCTATAAATTCGACGGAGTGTTTTATGCACTCTCGCATACCTTGCATAACTGCTTGTAATATATTTATTTCATCAACCACTTTGTTACTCATAAATGATGTATGATGATGTAAAACATTTGACTTTATATTTTCACTTTCAACAATCAGTTTCTTTTTGCTGGTAAACTTTTTACTATCTTTAATATTTGAAATATCGAAATTGCATGTTTTAGGTAAAATCGTACTGGATACTACAACATCACCAAACATGCACCCTCGTCCAACTTCATCAATACATATCTCGTAGTCGTACTTCGCTTTGTCGAAATAATAGTCTAGCATTATTGGTATGATTTAGAGAATACGGTTTAAATCACTTTAAAATATGTATCTTTTTTTTATAGTAATATAATATATTAAAGTATGAAAATTAGTTTAACACCTATACTATTGCTATTAGGGATAATTGCTGTTCTAGTCATATCACTTTTCATGAATAACACAACCATAGAAGAACCATTTTCTACATATAACTACGGTGCAGATGTTCACGCAGAATTCACTATTTTAACTTACCATGAAACGAGGTCTGTTACCAAGTTATACGATAATTTATATTTCGACAAATCCAATAGAAATATTATAGAAGTTATTTCGGTCAAATATGACGCGAACGCAACTAGTGACCAATCACAAGACACATACACGGATATCAAAATTGTATCTAATGTTGGCGGCGAAATTGTTAACAAAAATATCGCGATGATCATTGATGAGGATTCAGGCGCGGTATCGCCCAATGATTCCCCGGAGAGTGATTTCAAATTTAAAACCAGTGCGGATAAATATTACGACTTTGAAACGACAAACGTGTATTCCAAATATAAGGTTGCTGTGTTTGAAAAAGATAAGGATACAGTGATTCATATTATGGATATTATGGATACATCCAAACACATTTCTACATCCATATTTACATATGGTGAGAATGGTACTGGCTCGGTTGTGCACAAACCATTAAATGCTGTCGCTGTACCAATTGCTTCGAGCGAAACATTTTCTAACATCAAAGAAGGGGTAGAGAATAATTTGCCTGGAAAAACGTTATCATTATACAGTGATGATCGTATTTTAACCGAATTAATCAGTGATAAGATGTATATTGATATGCGCAATTACAATATTATCGGACAAATTACTGGGGATAGTGTATCCGTGATTAAAACGGACGGCACAACCGTTAAGCGAACTGAATCATCTGATGATATTATTGTGGATGATATTGTTATTGATACTGTTACAGTTAATCCAATGTATCCCGACCAGCCTGCGATTGCTATTTATACCCCCACTGGATTCTATTTCATGCTTTTCACCAGCGGTCTTGCGTTAGACACCGCGAAATTTATTAAAAAAAAAATAGCGAATGTGGTGACTGACAATACCAGTGCCGCGCCAGGGAGTGGCTCTGTCGGCACAACAGATTTATCCCAACCCACAACTTCTGGTGAAATAAATGACAACACAAAATCCGATACGGATGACCAAATGTCTAAAATATTTAGAAGAATGATTGCCGATTACGCGAGCGATGATTACATGTTAAAAACCGAAATTGTACCTCCCGTGTGTCCTACTTGCCCCAGTTGCGTAGGGGATTGTAATAGTGTTTGCACCAACTGTGGTGGTAATGGAGGTTCGGGTACACAGGGTTCAAATGGTTCGTCCCTAACCACAGACAGTGAGACAACTCATACTACCGACAAAAATGGCAATGTGATCATTCGAACAGTTGACAGTGCGGGTAATGCGATTGTTAAAATCATCGATAGCGCAGGCAATGTCACTGTCAAAACCATTGATACTGCTGGAAAAGTGATCGATAGTACGGTTGCTGCCACAGGACAAGCGATCAGTGATGTTAGAGATGGTGTCAAAACCGTAAGCACGGACGTGTATGATGGCGCAGGTAATGTGATCAGTGATGTTGGTGATGGTGTCAAAACGGTCAGTACTGACGTGTATGATGGCGCGGGTAATGTTATCTCTACCGCAGGCGATGTTGCTAAAACCGTAGGTACTGATGTATATGATGGTGCGGGTAATGTGTTATCTACTGCGGGTGGTGCAGTAAATGCGATTGGAAAGGGATTATCCACTGTGACACGGGATTTATACGGTGGCATTAAAGGACTGGGTGTTGGTGCGACTTCAATGGGTCAATATAATCAAGGAACTGGATATGGACCGAACCAAGGTCAAGGTCCGAATTCTCGTATTTCGTATGAAAACAGCATTTCAAATTACGATTATTACGGAGCACTTCCTGCAAAAACGAGCGATTATATTGCTCGAACAGCAGACTTCGGTGCATTCGGCAAATAAATATTCGTGTAAATCTGTATAAACAAACAATCATATAATACAGTAAATGGTATTAAATGATCGACAACAAATGACAAATGATATAAAGGAATTAATTTTGAATTTCGATAACATTTGTCTCGATATAAATCACAAAAAAGGCATCTATATTTATGGTGCACCTGGTTGTGGCAAAACCACATTTGTCGAGAAAATTATTAAAGATTTGAATTACGATATGATTAAATATGATGCAGGTGACATTCGCAATAAAAATCTCATCGAATCACTGACATCTAATCACATTGCAAGCCAAAATGTATTGGATATGATGAGAGGAGTGAAACGCAAAATCGTAATTGTAATGGACGAAATCGACGGCATGAATAGTGGCGACAAGGGCGGAATTAGTTCATTGATAAAACTTATCCGACAAAAGAAAACAAAAAAACAAAAAGGTGAACAGAAAACGAATATTCCGATTATTTGCATTGGAAATTATTTCATGGATAAAAAAATAAAGGAATTAATGAAGGTATCTACTACGTTTGAATTAAAACAGCCGTCGGTTAATCAAATCACCAATTATTTGAAAAAGGAAATACCTAATTATAAAGGATTTACCAATAGTATGAAAAAAACCACAACCGAATATATTCAACAGGATTTGAGGAAAATGAATATGTTTAAACAGATCTATCAAAACAATGAACAATTAATGAATGAAAATAGTTTTAATAAAATCTTTCAGAAAAAACAGTACAATGATGATGCGAAAAAGATAACACATGAACTGTTCAATAATCACGTGTCAATTGATAAGCATATACAGTTTATGAATGAAACAGAGAGGACCATTGTTGCATTATTATGGCATGAGAATGTAATTGATAACATATCTGTTAATAAAGATGTCAAAAAATGTGTTGTATTTTATAATCAAATCTTAAACAATATCTGCTATGCAGATTACATTGACCGCATTACATTTCAATATCAAATCTGGCAATTCAATGAAATGAGTTCACTTATGAAAACGTTCCACAATAATAAATTATATCACGACAATTTTAAACATAAAAAATGCGATTATAATGATAATATCCGATTTACAAAGGTATTGACAAAATATTCCACTGAATATAACAATAGTGTATTTATTACTAACTTATGTTTGAAATTATCAATGGATAAAAAAGATTTATTCACTTTTTTCCAAGAAATGAGAAAGAAATATGGGGATATTAACAAGAACGAAAACATTGGTCGTCTTGAAAAAAAGATTGAAGAATATGATATATGTCGTTTAGATATAAAACGGATATATCGATATTTGGATAAAAACATCAAAAAGGATGATGTTAAAAAAGAGGACGAGTAACTCTCTGAGTCGGAATCATATTCAACTCTCTGAGTCGGAATCATATTCAACTCTCTGAGTCGGAATCATATTCAACTCTCTGAGTCGGAATCATATTCAACTCTC